AAAACTTGAATCTGTTGCTGAATTCTTGCGAGAAAACTACGCAGTTAATGAATTACCAGCTGTGGACGGAATTTGTGAAAAAGTTCGAAATGTGGCGATTATGCCACCCTCTACGATTTCGAATGTGGGAGAGAATGGACAAGGAAGAGTGGTTTATTCAATAAGTGGAGAAATAATTTATTAAGAAAGGAAAAATATGGCAACAACATATGAAAAAACATTAAATGCTGGACTTTGGGAGCTTGCTCTAGGTGATGTTCTAATTCCTGCTGAACTTTTGGGCGATATTAAAACTAAAATCGCTCTTAAAACAGTTGAAAAAGACACTCAAGCAGGGACTTCAAAGCGCCGAACCAATGTAGTGGATACTGCGGAGGCAACCTTTACACTTTATGTTCCAAGTTTGGATTTCTTGGGTAAAATATTCCCTGAGTATTACGCAAGAAGCACTGCTGGTGGTGGCTCGGTAACTTTTGGTGGTAAGAATGTAAAAGTGGCTGAAATGCCAGTGAATATGCATCAAAAGGGCGCTGAAACTGATGAAAATGATGTGCATTTCTTTAAAGCAACAGTCAATGTGGATTTTGAGCTATCTCAAACGACAAGCGATGATCCGAGCGTGGAAATTACATTGAATGCCCAACCAACTGACAAGGGCTATGTGCGACTTGGAACTGGTGACTTAACTAAAAAATCGATTTATGATGTTGCTACTCAGGCGACAAAAGCAGTAACTGGGTAAAAAATAGATATGAAAAACGCCCTTATTTATTGGGGGCGTTTTTTGATATTGAAAAAATAGTTTAGTCGGCGTATTTTTTATGTAATTTCAAGCAAGCATTAACTCGATTCTTAGCGCTAGTAGCGGCCATTAGCAAACTGTCATAAGTGTAAGCATTTGAGCCCATTTTACCACCTTTAGTGTATTCACCTCTTAATACTAGGGTTCCTTTTGTGGTGTAAAGCATGTTTTCGAAAATATATTTAGTCTTTTTACCCGCAGAATCTTTAATTTGGCGATAATCGAAGCCTTTAATCTCTTCCCAAGAAAAAGTCTGTACAGTTTCATATTTAAAAGCTGAACCATATGAAAATTGGAGCTCTACGCCACCATTATAAGTAATTTTAAGGCGAGCTTTAGCGACTATTTCTTCTATTCCTTCGAAGTCGCCGTCGTAGTTACCTAAAACATATTGGCGCATATTTAGGTTTTTAATTCTTAGTTTATCTATAAAATTCATAATATAAATACCTTTCTTATATTTAGATTTTATATCTTTTAATTCCTAAAATCAACTGTATTAGCTCGACTATTTAGAATTAATATAAGTTTATAAAATTAACACGCTGAATGGAGGATTATATGACAGCAATTAGTATTACTATTGAAGATTTAGGTGTAAAAAAACGTGACTTTGAAATTGAAGGAAAAGTCTTTACTTTTACGAAGCCAATGGCTGGACATGAGCTTGAAAAAAGCCAAATTATGTCAAAAATTGTGCGTTTACAAAATGAGATGGCTAAGATGCAAAAACAGGGCGAAGAAAACCTTGATGAGACGAAAGTTGAAGAAATATTAACTGAAATAGATAATTTGACAGAACGTTTAATAAATCATTCTGCCAAATTAGTAAGTGATGGAACGCCAGAAAATCTTGGTGGTAAGGAATTTGTATCTAAATATGGTGAAGATGGAATTAAATTATTGACCAAGCGGCTATTCGGTGAGGAATAGATAAATGACGAACATTTTAGATCTATTAACTGACGAAGAGAGAAAAGATATTGAGGCTCGGTATCGAGAGCGCATAAAACGACGCCAAAATTCTTCTAAACCTAAAATAACACCAGAAATATATTTAATAGCTAAATTCGGAATTTATTTTGGCTGGGAGGCGGTGCGAGATGTTCTTGATAATAAAATTAGCCTTGAATTGATGTTTGCAATGATTGAAGGAGCAGAAAAGGTGTATTATTCTCAACTTTGCGAGAATACGAGGGGGACTTTTGTAGCACAAGCCTCTTCGATGGCTAAAAACGGGTTTGAGGCTCAGAAATCTTTTAACACTGGAACTGAAGATTGGCGCAAACGAGCAAAAATGGAGGTGTAGCTGATGACTACAGTTGGAACAATTAACTATGATTTCACTGCTGATACTAAAGATTTAGACGAGAAATTAACTAAAGCCGAGAAAGAAGTTAAAAAACAAGCCGAGAATCAGAAAGAAGCATACCGTGATAGCTGGTCTTCAATAGGAGATTTTGCGATAAAAGGAGCAGCGGTAGCTGGTGCGGCAATCGGCGCTCTTGGTGCTGCTGCGGTTGGGGCATATTCAAGCTATGAACAACTTACTGGTGGCGTGGAAACGCTTTTTAAGAGTTCTTCAAATACGGTAATGAATTATGCAAACCAAGCCTATAAAACAGCTGGGATGAGCGCAAATAAATATATGGAAACCGTTACTAGCTTTTCGGCAAGCCTATTAAAAAGCTTGGGTGGCGATACGGCAAAATCTGCTGAGCTTGCTGATATGGCAATACGTGATATGGCAGATAACGCCAATAAGATGGGGACATCTATGGAGGCGATTCAATACGCTTATCAAGGTCTAGCAAAAGGCAATGCAACTATGCTTGATAACCTTAAAGTTGGCTATGGCGGAACGTCAACCGAAATGCTGAAACTTGCAAAAGATATGGGCGTTATTGATGAAAGCGTTAAATCATTTAATGATATTGGTTTTGACAAATCTATTATTGCGATACATAAGTTGCAAGAAAAAATGGGGATTACTGGAACGACTGCAAAAGAAGCTAGTTCAACAATTGAAGGTTCTTTTAATTCGATGAAAGGAGCTTGGGAGAATTTTATTACTGCGCTAGCTGGTGGTGGTGATTTAGACGCAACTTTTAATAATTTAGTTGAGTCGGTTAAGATTTGGCTAGGAAATTTAGTACCTGTGGCTAAAAAAGCGTTTAAGAATATTGTTAAAGTGGCTTTTAAAGCTTTCGATGATGCGTTTAAAGATATGCCTGGTGGTGATATTATTAAATCTTTAGTTGTGGCAGTAGGAACTTTAACTGCCGCACTAACAACATTAGGTGTAGTTATGAAGATAGCAGCTGCAGCTCAAGCTCTGCTTAATTTCGTAATGGCGGCTAACCCTATTGTCTTGATAGTAATGGCTATCACTGCTCTAGTAGCTGGTCTGGTATATTTCTTTACACAAACAGAAATGGGAAAGAAAATCTGGCAGGACTTCTGTAATTTTATAGGTGAAGTCTTTAAAAATATTGGCAACTGGTTGGGTGAAGTTGGCAGAAATATTAGCGCTTTCTTTAAAGGTATTGGTGACTTTTTCACTGGAATATGGAATGGTATAACTAGCTTATTTAACGGGATTGTCGAATTTTTTAAACAGTGGGGCTTGACTATTCTTGCGGTTATTTTTTGGCCTATATCCTTGTTAGTTGGTTTGTTCTTTACCTTTAAAGACCAGATTATTGGTTTCTTTCAGGCTGCATGGAACGGAATAGCGGCGATATTTACACCAGTGGTGCAATTTTTTGGTGCGATATTTCAGGCTGCATGGAACGGAATTATGGCGATTTGGAACGGTGTAGTTTGGTATTATACGACTATTTGGAATGGAATTAAAGCAGTATTTGGTGTTGTGGCTGGATTCTTTATTGGCGTATTCACTACGGCTTGGAATGGTATAAAAAATGTTTTTTCTGGCGTTTTTGGCTTTTTTGCTGGCGTTTGGAATGGAATAGTTGGCATCTTTAAAGGTGTCGGAGATGCAATCGGTGGTGCTATCAGTGGTGCGGTTAAATGGGCTATCAATGGTGTATTGAGCTTTGCCGTTGGTATGATTAATGGCTTTATTGATATGATTAATATTGCTATTGGTATCATTAACGCAATACCTGGAGTGCATATTGGAAAATTAGAAAAACTAAATGTACCACGATTTGAAACTGGTGGTATCGTTGGCCCTCAAGGTGGTGGAAGCTTGATTTGGGCTGGCGATGGTGGTGAGAATGAGTGGATTGTGCCTGAAAGCAAGATGGCTAGCCTGATTGATAAAATCAACAGCCAAACTGGTGGAACTGGTGGAAATAACTATACTATTAACGTGAGCGGAACTTTTGCGACAAGCCCTGCCGAACAGCGAAAGGTGGCTGAATTGATTCGTGAGCAGTTAGAGCTAAACGATAAGAGGAGGTTTGCATAATGAAGATAATATTGAGCGATTCTACTAAAACTGTTGAATGGTCAATCGTTGAAGTGCCACTACCAGAAACGACAGTGGATAATGTTAAAAAAGTTAAAACGCTTGATAATTCACTAACGACTTATGTTGTTGGTGCGAGAAAGCGAACTTGGGGACATACTTGGAACTACCCAACCAAGGAGGAATTTGATGAGATTAAAGGCTTTTATGACCGACAAATTCAAAACCAAGAGCCAGTGAGATTGACGATTGAAGGTATGGATAATGTGGCGGAAGTGCCAGTTTATATGGAGCTTGGCAAGCGAGAAGTGGTGAGCTTTGACGGAATGGTTAAGCAAGCTGAAGTGAGCTTTACGGAGATTTAAATGCAGATTGTTAGTGAAAGGTTTAATAAGGCGTTTGCAGGCAGTATTGTAGCTTTGGATTGGCGAGCTAAGATGAGTTTTACTCGCAAAAAGAATGAATCAACTAATTGGTTCATTATTGACAAATCTAAATTAGATGAAGGCGATTTATTGGCTACGCCAGAAGGAAACCCAGCGCAAGTTTGGGATGCTTTTCAGTATGAAGATATTTCTGATCGCTTATTGGAAATGAGCGTGGAGCGTTCGGTTAAATTTCCGTATAATGTGCAGTCTGGGATAGCGGACATAAAGCTGAATAATTATGACGATTATTTCTCATTTTTTGAAACAACGAAAAAGAGCCCGATTGCTGAATATATTCTACCAAAACGACCTTTGAGGCTTTATTTGGGCGCGAAAAATGTGGGGACAGTGCCAGTTTTCGTTGGAAATACTGAAAAAATACCGACATATAACGACGATAAAACAATTACTTGGAGCGCGTTAGATTTTTTGAGTGATATTGCTGAAACAAAAGTTAATCGAACTGTTATGTTGAGGGATGTTTCAACCGATGCGCTCTTGAAAGAAATATTTAAACAATACGGAATGGATGAAAACCAATACCGTATAAGTAGGGGACAAAATATAATTCCATTTGTTTATTTTAAAAATGATGACAATGTTAGCACTATATTAAAGAATTTAGTTCAGGCCGAGAACGGTTTATTGTGGCTTGATGAGCAAGGGATAATTCGTTTTGAAAACCGTAGTGGTAATTTGGACAAAACACCAGTAATGACATTTAACGCAAGTAATATTATTGATATTGAAACAGAAAAAGCTAATGATGTGGTTAATTATGTTAGCATTAAAAGTGATGTGCGAGAAGTTCAACCACTGCAACCAATTTTCAGCGCGGAAGGTAAAAATGAGTGGGTTATTCAACCTAGAGCCAGCTTGTCTATATGGTTAACGCTTGATGATCCTGCATGG